TTTCGTTTGACAGCACTCGCCCTTTGCGAGTCGCTCATCCGTGTGGCTTTTGCAAGTGGGACGCATTTTGGATACTTTCGTTTCGCATCGGCTTTCTGTTTTGAACGGCCACATTTTGCGAATGAACCATCCTTTTTCTTTGAACCAATGTCTACCCATTTTTGTTTGAACCATTTATCAAGACCATTTTTTGCCATTAGAAATATTTTGTTTTTTTTCTTCTATTAGATAAAATTGCTCCACAACCTTTAGCAACTCTACCACCATCTTTAAATTGAGGAACTTTTCTTCCTTGACCTGAATCTCCATAAGAGCTTGTGGTTGTATCCATTTTTAATCCTCTAGGTAGAGTATTTAAATCATTTTCTTTTAATTTTTTTAAACGTTTTTTTATTTTTGAATCTTCTGGAGGTCTTTGAGATAAAAAATTTTTTTTCTTTAGTGAGTCTATTTTATCTTTTAAAGGATTTTCTGTACCGTCTTTTAAAGTTACTCGTCCACCTTTAGCTTTATTTAAAGGAAATTTGATTTCTGGATTCATTATAACTATTTCTTCCATATTATAATTTTTTGGATCGTTCAAGGATGAGCCATCAATTATTCTAAGGAAATCTTGTTTTTTCTTTTTAGGACTAAATTTTCTTTGTTCTTTTGATCTATTTTTTTTATTATCAGGGTTTTTTATATCTCCAGCCATTACACCTCCACCATCATAGTCATATCTTCATCAACAATTAATCCACCGTTAGCTGCTGGTTTACGTCCTTTAAAATCTTTTCGTTTTACACCAGATGGATCTTTAATTTTACCTGCACATATTTTACTAGCGTATGCATTCGCGTATGCCGACGGGTAAACTTTAAATTTTCTTTTCGCGGCCGACTTACCTCTAGGACATAGTTTAGTCATTATCTTTTCCTCGCTGTTTGTTTTGCTCTTTTAAAGTCAGATGCTTTTGGTGCACCCTTTGCACCTTTTTTTCGCATCTTACCACCACGTTTTCTTTTAGCATGGATGTTAGCATATAAACCTGGACCTGCCATTATGTTTTACCTCCACGTCTAAAAAATTTTTTTCCTTTCAAAGCCTCCAAACGTGCAGAAGGCTTTGCAGGTTTTTTCTTTTTCTTCTTTTGTTGCAACATCTGCAACATCTTCTGAAGTTTTTGTTTAGACATTATCTATTGATCTTGCCTTTTTTCTTCATCTTAGAACCAAATTTTCCGTAAGATTCATCTCTGCTAGCTTTTAGTTGCTTTGGAGTTCTTTTCTTTTTGATTCTCATTGCGATAGATTCATCTTTTCTATCTTTGTAACCTTGTTTCATTTTTTTCTTCATCTTAACTTTTCCACCTTTTTTATACATTGCACCACCTCTCATACCCATGTCATCTTTATAAAAACCAGATGCCATATCTTTTCTAGCAGTAGACATTCCACCACCAGCTCTAGCGACTCTTGGTTGTGCAACTTGTTTGTTAAATCTAGGATTTGCCATTATTTTTTACCTCCGTTTCTAAATATTTGTGTACCCTTTATACCATAAATACTCGCCACGACAAGGATCCACAAATTAGTAAACCATGACGGGAGCTGTGAGAACATGTCAAAAAATAATTTGACCTTGTCCATTGCTGTCGGATCATCCGATACGACTGCCCAGGCCAGCACCAACACGGGCAAACTTAAAATTATGAGAACGGCCTCGTCTTTCCAGTCCGACTGTCTAGCTTCTAACAGTTTTCCCTGGTAAGCTTCCTGGCCTTCAGCCATTTTTGTGGCGTGCATAAGCTGTGCTTCTGACATAGCCATTTTAGTCTTCTGCTTGTTAGCATAAATTTTACTTCCTGCAGAGACGGCTAATTTAATTGCCGACAACCACATGTTAGTACCACTTAGCTGTTTTCTTTTTGTCCTTAAGCATTCTTTTAGTTCCTCTAACTTCCGTTTCATCTCCAGTTGGTATGTAATTTCTTGGCATACCGTCTGCAGTTGATACAGATCTAGGGTCTAACTCAATATTTTGAGATGGAATACCTATTTCTTCAGACTCTACAAAAAATTTATCGTTTTTTGCCATTGTTCCTCCTATTTTTTCTTTAATTTACGTAATGTTATAGCAAAACGCGCTCGTTGTCCAAGCTTTCCAGGTTTTTTAGCTGCCGCTTTTAATTTTGACGCTGGAATCGTCTTGCCTTTTTTAATTCCAAGAGATTTTCTTAGAGACCCAGGTTTTTTTATTGCTTTTTGAATAAATTTTTTATCTTTTGTCATCTATTTTCTCCTTTGTACTTTTCAATCTCTACACTTGGTATCATTTTATCAACATTAGGTATTGATTTACTTAAAATTGTCTTTTCAATTGATGTATCAGCTCTTAAATTTGCTAATTTTTCATTTTGTTCTAACTTATCTTGTTTATCAGATTGATTCATCATCGCTTTCATACGATCTAAGTTTAATCTTTCCTCACCTTCACGTTTTTTACGTGCATCGTCCATAGCTTTTAAGTCTAATTCTCTTTCTCTTAACTTAGCAATAGGATCATTTCCTAAACCTGACGTAACTTCTCGTTCTTCTTTTAAGAATTCTTCTAACATTTCAGCAATCAACACAGCTTTTCTAGATTCAATCTTTTGACTAATCTGTTGTGCAGCTTGTGCCATATTTGGATCTTGTGACATCATTGCTAATTGTTGTAATTCTTGTGGGAACTCTAATTCAATTTGTTCTTGAGACATCAAAGAAATATGTTCCATAATATTTTTTTCTAATGCAGCAGTTACCATTGGATTATTTTTTGCCATGTTAGTTGCCATAAAATTTAAATGCGAAGTAATGTGAGCTCTGTGATCTTGACCAGGAAAAGCTTGAAAAGGTTTACCACTCATTGCCATAATATTTTCTAACGCAGGATCCATCGGTTGTGGCGGCTGCGGTTTGACTAATAAGGTATCAATATCTTTTACTCCTAATGCTTCATACATATTTCTATAAGCCTGATACATATTATGCATTTGCGGATTTGATGTTGCCAGCTGCAACTCTGTTTGCGCGAGGGAAATACGCTGAGTTTGTGAAAAGATGTTGGGATCAGCAACTGGCACTATATCTACTCTATCGTCAAAGTCTTGTTGTTTAATCATTCTTTGACCCCCAACTACGTCATACGGATATTCCGGAGGTAGATATAATTTGAATACTCGTGCTAATAATTTAAATTCTAATTTAAGAGCAGAGTAAATTCTTTTATGAATAGCAGACATTGTTCTGCTTCCTCTCTCAAGTAAAGCAACCGTTGTACCAACAGCAGCTTGTTGATTACCATCACCAACTTGTAAATCTGCAATCGATGCAAATCTTTGACCTGCATTAACTACGATACCCATCAGGTTTAATAATGTAGCTGATGGCTCTTTGAAAGGCAGCATCATGAATGAGTCTTTTAAATTTCCACCCGGTGCATCTACATCTCTAAACTCACCTGGTTGAATTGATTGCGCATCATCTCTAATTCTAATGCCACGCATTTTAAATCCTGCGGGTAGGTTGGAGAGCGTACCCGCATCCAATAGTTGACGAAGAGCTGCTGTTGCAGTTCTAGACAGACCGCCAATCATATGGATGAGACCGAAGCCATAGAAACCTAACCCAGGTAAAAATTTAAAATGGGTAAAATATGGAATCTTAGTTTTGTTCGGATCTCCAATTTCATAATTTCTTTTAATAGATAAAACTTCTCGAGTAGCTAATTCTATTGTTACGATGTATGGAATTTTTATTCCTGAAGGATCACCTGCTTCGTCTTGATCTTCAAAACCTTCTAAATCTAAATTAACATGACACTCTAATAAAGTGTAAACATCATCGTCATTAGATTTTTTTTGTCCTTCAAGTTCTCTTTCTTTTTTCTCTACATCGTTTTCTTCATAACCAGGCGTACCAAGTTCTATATCTCTATAAAAACCTGCAACCTGTGATTTTCGTAAATCGTTTTTAGAAACTTTTAACCGGTGAATGACTGCCTCCGCATCGTCTAATGAGGTAGCCGAATAGGGGACAATCAAATCATCTGCCGGTACAAACTTTGAAACTGCTCTTTTGTCAAGTTCATCGTAATAAACTTTTTTAAACGCTGAACCTGCGAGAGGGAGATAAAAAAGCATTGAATCAAAGTCGGGCTCATAGTCTGACATTTTTTCCATGAGCTCGTAATTCATGTAATTTTTAACACGTTCTGCTTGTTGTGTTTTTTCTGGATTGGGTGCACCAACGACTTGTGTTCTAACTGGTCCATTGGCTGGTAATAATTCTTTGTAAGCTAAAGCTTGAAACTGTGTAACTGCTTCTGCTAATACTGGATGCGTTGCACCTGATGCACCTTGAAAAGGTTCTGTTCGCATATCGTATTTAAATCCTAAAAGATCTAAACCTTTTGTGTATGATTGTTCCCAATCTTTTCTTGATGCGTTGTAATCGTTATACTTACCGGTAAGGTCACTTCCTAATTCGTTTAATATTTCGTCTGGTAAAAATTCTGCTAAGTTTGCATAGTGCTCGTCACCACCTTCTGGTGATACTGCGTTTGGATCAAAATTTAATTCAACAGATCCATCTTCTAACTCAGTTGTTTCTATGGGCCCTGGTGCCTGTTGCTCTTCTACTGCTACTTCTTCTACAGCTGATTGAACTTCTTCTTCACCAGGTAATTTAACCGAGCCTCTTGGACCTTGCGTCAAGGACTTGTCTGTTTTGTCTGCCATTTTTTATTTTCTCCAATCTGACTGTTTTAACAGTATTATAATTAATATTCAAGCCCTGAGGCGTGGGCCCTGATTTAGGTGGTATAAGATGTGTTTTAGGATACTTGGTCATTTAATTTCTTCTTTTGGAGGTAAACTAATAGGACCATCAGTGGTTTTACTTTGATCCATTAAATAATCGTCATAATATTTTTTTCTTTCTTTTAAAAAACTTATTCCCTCTTGTCTTGAAAGAACTCCTTCTTGTTCTGCCTTATCTAATTCTTTTTGAATTTCTTGCACAACTAAATCTATATACTCAGGTCCAGTTCCATAAATACCTTGTATTAAAATGTCTACACGTTTTTTGAATTGAGTGTCTGTATAAGGTTTTTTAAGAGGCACCACTGGTCCTCCGTTTTCAAATTTAGGACGCGTAAGATACGCCATCATCTCATTGTAATGGTGGAGTTTCAATTTAAACTCCTAGTATTGCTGCTATACCGCCAGATTGTTTGTCGTCTCTATCGATAACACCTCTACCGATTAAGATATCTTTTTGTGTGATTTGACCGTCACCAGATAGATCAGGGAAAGATCCACCAGCTAAAGTAATTCTGCTTTTGTCTTCTTCAACTAAATCAGCAATCATTTTCATTTCAGGTTTTGCTGCTGTTCCCATTTTCATTTCAAAAAATTCTTTTAGTTCTTCAAGTGAATTTGGTTTTCTTTTGTTGACTCTAATAAATTCTCTTACAACTTCTTCAATTGGAGGATCGATTTTTCTAGTTTGTTTATCTCCACCTAATTCCATTTTAATAAAATCGTCTATCTCCAGGATAGGCATTCCGGGTCTTTGTTCGTTCATGTCGTATTTGTACTGCTCGTACATTTCAATTAATTGTGGATCGTAATTTCCTGGCTCGTATGATGCCATTTGCATGATGCCTTCTTTTTCCATGGGTCTACTTCCTAAAGTGTTAAGATCTCTAAGATCTGTTTCGATTTCCTTAATTTTTATATTATTCCTTTTTATGTAATCAGTCAAGGATTCTCCACCCTCAACTCCTACACCAGATTCGTAGGCATCAATTACATCTTCAAATCGTTCTTCTTCCATTAATAATAGGTCCTTTGTTTTTGAACTATAGGTTCATCTATATAGTCTTCAGGGTGGGAAATCAACCCACCTTGTCTAAATCTCATTAACGCTTGGGTCATGGAATCAACTAAGTCGTCATGATCTCCGTAAGGAAAAGCAGCACATTCTTCAATTACTTCCTGTGCAAATTCCATTTCTTTGGGCGCCCATATCAGTCCCGATTCAAACATCGGAGAAACTGCGTTAACCCTAGTGTGCTTATCGTTGCCTTTACTAGGTGTAAAATTTATAACAGGTATCCCCATCTTACGCAACTCATAAGTTAGCGG